CTACTAATGATTTAAAAAGATTCACTGAATATCACGCTTGGAGTTTATTTCCATTTGGTAGAATGGCTAGAGATTTAGCCCAACCTGGAAAAGGATTAATTGATAATCCAAGTAGATTTATGGAGAAAGTCGCTGGAATGCCAGTTAGACAAACTCAAAGATATATTAGGGAAAAAAAGAAAGCTGAAGAAGAGGGAAGTAGATATAAAGCTCCTAAAATAAAGGTCGGATTTTAAAGCATTTCCTCTTCTAATTTAGCAAAAGGGTCATATAAATAGCTATAAAAACATTGCTGATGTATCATTACAAATTTATCTTCAAAGAAGTTACCTTCCATATCTACAAAACCTTCTGATGCTTTATAAGTTGTACAATTAGGAGTGATTAATTCATCACATGCAGGGCATTTAGTCATTTTCTTCTACCATTCCCCAAAGAAGACAAAGATATACAATAACATCTGTAATTCTACCTCTTACATCTTCTCTTTGACTTTTATGTCCTTTGACATAAGAGCATATTCCATCTATATGTTTTAATAAATAGACAAGTAAGACTTCCTTTTTATCTAAACCTAAATTATCGCCTACTCTTTCAAAGTTAGCGAAAGCATTATTAGACTTCCTCGCGTACTCCTTCTGCCCCGCTGCTCTCACCGTCTGTATCTCCTTGAAGATTTGACTTATTAGATTCTCCATCTCTTTCTGTGTCATCTTGCATTTCCTTGACTTTTTTATCTATAAATTCAGTGAATTTCTTGTCATCTTTCTTCATTTCAACATATAAGCTAAATGCTTTTTCTAGTTCACTTAGTAGCCCCATTAGAGAATTAATTCTATTATTCAATTCTATAACAATATTAGAAACTTCTCTTATTGTTGGCTTTTTTTTCAATTTATATCCGTTCATTGTTCTCCTATGATATAGGCTAAAGAGAATAGGGGAATGCTATATGTGTTGGGTAGTTCCCTTTAGCCTGATTATCAATTCCTAATACAAACTGTATTAATTATGTATCTCAACCCGATACTCCACAATATTGATTTTTTTCTTTAAGTTTATCAATATTTTTCTTGATTTTTTTATTATATTTTTCTAAAGCAGTTTCCATTTCTTTATCTTGTGGCCTTGCTCTTGAAACTTTAGCATAATTAAAATCCATATTTGTATTGCTTACTAATTTAACATTAATAGGCTTTGTTTCAAAGTAATTTTTTACAGCTTGTTTTAAATTATTACCTTGTTGTGTATCTACCCCTATTATTTCATCTATCAAACTTACTATCATTTTATAATCTTTTGAGCAATTCATTTGTATCCTCCTCCTCAAATTCTAATATATTTTTCGTAGTTTTATTTGGCTTTGTTTTGTGATTATAACCATCAAATACTTCTTTAGGAACTTCTTTTAAGACAAATTCTTGATGATTCTTTGGGAATCTCCCTGTTGGTCCCCCTGTTTTAAACACAGGAAAGAGCCCTTGCTTTCCGCACAAAAACAAGGGCTGCTCGGATAGAAAATACCCCTCTTTAACTTCAGTCAAAGATGAAAAGTATTTCTTATTTCTCTTAAAAACCATTGACTAAATCCTCCAAAGGTATTAAAGCTAATTCACTTGTGTCATCATCTCCTCCCATTGCCATTCTTCCTCTTCCATACTTGACACTATGTTTAACTATACTTTTTAGTAAGTCTACTGGCCACATATATATTCCTACGATATCATTTTCTATAGTAAGTACCTGTGCCCACCAATCAGCTTTAGTTGTATTTAAACCACTTAATTTTCCTCTAGAAGATAACTCTATTGCTATGTTTCCAGTTTTCTTCCACTTATTTCTTTCTGTTTTTATTTCAACTTTTCCAAGTGTTAATATTTTAGCTATACTTTTTTCAAACTTTTCTCCAAACTTTAAATCAACGTCAAACTTATTGTCTTTGTTGTATTTTAAAGCTTGGTATTCTTTTAACTTTTGCTCCACGTCTACTCCTTTTGTTTCTATCATTTTAAATATCCCCTTTTTACATTACCCCAAGCATTTGTCATTGCTGGTTTTTTTCTCCTCCCTTTATCTTTTTGAGGATGTTTTTTAAACCAATCTAACATTCTTTTTTTCTTTGCTTCAGACATTTTTTTCATTTTAAATGCCTCCATACTGTTCTTTTAGATACTTTATACTTATTAGCAATCCAATCAATTGACTTGCCTCTTATTTTCCTGTAATAAATCAACCAAAACTTACTCCTTATTTTTCTAGGTCTTGCCATTAGGTAACTCCTTTCTGTCTAATCCATAAGTAGGCATATCTTTAAATACATGAATTTTTCTAGTTCTATCATACTGCCATACAACTTTATTTTGAGGGCAATAATACAACATATCCATTTGTCCCCATTGCCTATGTATATTTTTACTCATCTTTATGTTCCTCCAAAATGTCATCAATTCTTTTAACCAATCTTGCCATTTTATTTAAAGCTACTATACTATCTCCGTTTAAGTCTCTGAAAATTTTCCTAACTTCGACAAGTATATCATACGCAACTTCTATATTTCTTATATGTCTCGACATCACCACCTCCTCTTTTTCTTTCTTTTATTTCGAGCATCTTCAATTAAATCTTGTCTCATTTTTTTAAAATCTTGTATTAAATCATTTATACAATATATCCATATTGCTATACAAGATAAACAAATAAATAATGCTATTAATATTCCTAATATATTCATAATCCTCCTTGTTTTAAACTATTAGGGCAAACTAGAGATTAACATACTAATCCATAAAATCAGTATTAACTTTGAACAACTGCTCACCGTTGTCGTGTTGTTTGCCCTAAACTATAGGGAGAGCTAAACAGGTGAAAAGGAAACTACATGATAGTTAAAACACCCCGCCCGTCTCACGATAGGACGACTCTCCCTAAAAATCCCTACTTGACATCTTTCTTAAGACGTACCTTTCTAATTCTTCATCTTGATGAGATAGCCATCTTAATAGCTTCCCAAAATTCTTATCTGTTAAAGGGCCTTTTCTTGTATTACACCTCATGCAAATCATTTGCAAGTTTGGAGGAGTTGATACACCCCCCAAAGACAAAGGCAATATATGGTCACATGCCATATTGTTAACAACGAGCTTAACATTGCAATAACGACATTTTTTCCCATATACTTTATACAAGAGCTCTCTAACTTCTTCAAGAGATATGTTGAACTCAACCTCATACTCTTTGCTCCTTCTTTTTAAAGTCGTTCTTAAAGTAGAAGACTTCTTCATCAATCTATGAAATACCTTTTTAGCAAATTGTTTATGATGTTTTTTCAACTTTCTACTAAACTTTTGCTCCCAAATTGTAAGCCTTTTAGGGGACTTACGCCCCCTAATTGGCTTTTTGCTTTTCTTATGCATAACCTATTTCTTCAGCTATTGTACTTTTCTTTGAAAACCCAAACACTAATTGTGTTTCAAATCTCCAGATTCCTAACATAATTCCTATCATTGTACCTGAATCGGTTTTCGTGTGTGTTAACCCTATTTTAATCAAACTAAATAACTCTATTGCAGAGATATTATCAAGCAGATATATTTGCACTATCTTTCCCATTTGTTCTCCTTAATCTAAAACTAGGTGTCCACTCAACTTCAGTATCAAATAACTCTCCGTCAGTATTTTTGAATAACCTTACTGCTCTTGTAGAGGAATCAGATTGACCATTTAATCCAATTACTTTACGAGAAGCATTTTCAATAGCACCGCTTCCTTTACCTGCATACAAGTCAAGCACTTCATTTCGACTGTATTCTCTACTTACTTGTGATATTTGAATAACTATTAAATCATTATTAACTGCCATATTTGATAATCCGTGTGATATATACTTGATTTTTTCATATTCTCCTCTATAACTCATAGGAGTATCAACTAAATCAATATAGTCTACTATTACCAATTGAGGCTGTAGTTCTCTTATTTTTTCATATATCTTGTCTAAAGTAGGTGATATAGTCTGAACCATAATATGTTCTAATTTATCCTTATTAGCTTCATATAGGTTTTTATAATTACTATTTACTTCTTCTTTTGTTTTATTTGAAACTATTTGCAAATGTCTTCTATGCATATACCAAGATGACAGCTCAAGGCTTAAGAATAATGTTGGAATTTGCCAATCTTTATTAATCTTATTATTCTCAAAGTCGACCCCTAAAGCTAGGTTTTGAGCAAATGTAGTTTTATTAGAGCCTGTTGGTCCGAATATAGTAACTAACTCTCCTGGATATATAATAGATTCTTTGTCTATTCCTAGAGACTTTCCTAAATCTATTGTTTTACCACTAAAATCAGTTGTTAATCTTTCCATTAGTTCGTCTTGCATTTCAGATGCTGATTTAATGTCTACTAAATAGTCTTTCCTATTAAAATGAACACATTGAGTTTTACAATGCTGTTTCATTATTGTATCTTGACATCCATATTTATAGTTTCTATTATAAACACTTTCAACCATTTCTAAAATACCATTTTCAGGCATACTTTTGTTGTTCCAGTGAAGCATACATACTTTTGCATAATGACTAGGTATTCCATGTCTTTTAAAATGACTTATTATTCTCATTGCAGTAATATGCCTACTTCCCTCTTTCGTACCTTGATTGAGCATAGATTGAACACAAGGTATTATTTTGTTTGGTTCTGATATTTTATTAAAAATCTTAATATCTGGAACCTCTGTAACAACTTTAAACTCCAATTCTCCATCTGCCTCTAAATTATAATATTCAAAGTCAAATCTTGGGTCTTTTGCAAGTTCAAATATTTCTTCTGGATTTTTATTCATAACTTCATCACGAGTTAATGGTATTTTATATAAGTTGGTTTTTTGATTTAACGTATGCTGCAATCTATATATTCCAGTTCTCATATATATACTAGAATCTACATTAGGCAACAGCTTTTTAATAGTTTGTTTGACTATAAAAGGCAAATCATTCCCAGCTTTAAAATTGAATAACTCTCCAGCAAGAATTAAGTGATATCCAGAGCCAGAGAAATAAGATTGAAAGCTCCGACAGCTTATATCTCCTTCCTCTAGCTCTAAGATAATACTTCTCAAAATATCTAAAGTTTTTTCATTACTATTATCCTGTTTGTCTATATCTATTGGAATCTTATCAATATATCTAATTCCAAAATAGTTTTTCAAACTACCATTTTCCTTTACATATTCTAAAGCACTTTCATCATATAAATATACACTACGATATAGTGCTTCTTCAGGATTTAAGAAATCAGGTAATTTGTTTATAGGAATAATAATCCCCCTATTAAAAGGAGTTCCTCTAGCTATTTCAATATAGTTCATAGATTAGCTAAACCACTCCCAGTCATACTAGGTTTATTAGATACTTCATCAGTTAATTCTTTAATGTAACCTTTTCCTTTTAACCAATCTATATCACTTTGCAATTTAGTTTTATTCTCTTCACTATTAAGGTATATTTTAGGATGTACAGTAATCCAAGCCTTATCTCCAGGTTTCTTTGGCATAGCTTTGTATATATATCCTATATAGTCAAAACTAGGCTCATATGTTGTTGGATTTCCAGGCTTAATGAAGTTTTTATTTAAATGTTCGCTAATACTTTCAATAACATCTCCATTTTCTGTTTCCCATGTTCCTTGAATATTTAATCCAGCTGAACAACCTATAACTTCAAAGAAATTATACATTCTTTTAAGAACACTTCCACCAGTTATGTTTCCATCACCATCTTTCTCAAAAGAACCTTTTATTTGAAGTTTTCTTGTGTATTCACTGAACTTTTGTTGTATCTCAACTTCTAAATATAAATCAGCCCAATCAAATTCAGCTGTTCTATCTTTAAAGTCAACTATACCAAATTCACATATTCCAAGAAACTTATTACCACTACTACTACTATTTATTTCAGGTTTGAATATAGCCATTATTTACCTTCCTCCTTGTATATTTCTTTCCAATTTAACTTTATCTCTTTGCCTCTCAAATGAGGACTTCTGCTTCCAGCTTCTAATGCTTCATTTGCTTTAAATGATACCATTAGACTGCCTTTTTCATCATCTCTGTAAACATAGCCTATAGCATCACAATCTGCCATTAACATATTCTTTAATTTACCTGTTAAATCTAGACTTTCTGGTTCTACTATAGCTTTACTGTCTACTACGGCTCTCGCCCATTTCCTATGTCCGATGATAATAACATGAGGAAATATGTTTTTAACTGCTTTTATGGTATTTAATACCCTTTCTCTTACCATTCCAAAGCCTTTACCATAAGCTAAATCTTGTATTGCACTTACTTGTTCTTCTCTGCATACAGCTTCTTCAGCCCATTCTGCTACTTTGTCTATGGTATCTATTGCTACGTATTTGTAATCATGACCATCTGATGCCTCTTTGAGTAATACAATTAAATCTTCTCTTGTATTTACTTGCTCTATATAGCCATTTAACATATTAGCTCCTTGTTCTGTATCAATTATTAAACAGTCTTCTAATTGACTTAAAGCAGTAGTTTTACCTACTTTAGGAGCTCCATATAAGAGCATTACTTTGGGATTTTCAGATATTGCCTTTCTTTTGACTTTCTTTAGTGCCATTTGCACCTCCTTATTTTGCTTAACTTAAGGCTTTAAGAGAGCCTCACATATTCCTTTGCCTGCCAGGATTGTCGCCTACAGGACTTACAGGACCAGTTGTTGGCTCTCTCAAGCTTACTAAGTTAATACTATTTATTTGAATACACAAGTATTTTTTTCTATTGACATAGTAGGAAAGTGGAATGAGACAAAACTCTCATATGGTTGCTTTTTGACAATCTTTCTAACTGCATTTGCCATAAAACTTCCACTCATATTACTACAATAACTTGTGGCTTTCATATTACACGGTTCTTCACTACCTTCTTCATCAGGATACCATATCTCCTTATATTTGTCATAAGTGGGATTTAATATAACATATTGTTGATAATGTTCTGCACCCATTCTTCCATCTATAAGAGCATATGGTTTTGATTGTTTCCAACCTGATAAAGCATGTACTGCATCTAGTCTTGACTTCATACTGTCAAAACCTAGTATAATTATGTCATTGTTCTTTAAATAAACATAATTACTAAACATTTCATCCATACATACTATATCTGCTAGGTCATTTATATCATGTATTTTAGATTTTAACATATCTACTTTTTCAAAACCTACATCATATAGTGTGTATTGTGAAACGCCTACATTCCCAGTATCTACTTTATCATTATCATAAAGACAGAAGTTTTCTGCACCCATTCTGCATAGTTGGGTAGCTGTGGCACTACCAATAGCACCACAGCCTAGGATATGATAATTGAATTGGTTTAGATTATCAACTAAACCTCTTGAACGCATATTAATATCCATTATTCCAACCTCCTCCTCCAAATTGATGCTTCCAAGCAATAGTTTCGCATTGGTCTTTTAGCCTATTATCATCCCAATCAAATAATTCATTTGGCATTGTTGTCATCAACTTGGACATTACTTCATGTGTGTTGCCTTTAATTTGCTTAAAACTAAAGGGCATTTTCTTGTCTTTGCATGCTTTATTGAACTTCTTAACTTCTTTTCTATAATCTTTTAAAGTTATAGTTCCAGCAACCATATCATCTTGAATTTCTTCAGCTTTTTCTAAAGCTTGTGTATAATATGATTCAAGATTTAAAGCATCTTCTCTATCTCCTATTTGCATTTGATAAGGATTATAGTTTGTTACTACATTGCCATTTCTTTTCCAAACAGTTCCATAATTATGCTGAATAACATTTCTTTCAGAACATAATTCTTCATACTCTTTTTCCATAGCTTTTGTAATATTTATTTTAGAAGTTTCTCTTTCAATAGTTAGAACAGTATCATAATGCTTGTCTATTGGAATTCCATTTGCATTCCAAATACTAACTCTGAATTTGTACTCTTCTTTAAGATTGATAACTAAAGCCAAAGAGAAACTTGTATTTTCCCAGGCTTCTATCTCTTTAATATCAGTACCACTCCAAAATGCTTCCATAGTATGATGAGAATGCCACCAAACAAACTTCATTTTAGCATTATTATACTTCATAGCATATTTCATTTTATATTCTGCTACAGAGTCAGCATCTAATTCAGTATTTGTTCCTGAATTTTCTTGCTTAAGTATTTCTACATCACTTAGTTTGTATCTTCCATCTTTGTCTGGAACAGCTGTTAATAAGCCTGATATTTCATTTTTATCTTTATCATAAGCTAATTTAGCCCATCCTTGTAATTTATACCAATCTTCTTCTGGTATATAAAACATTTCTTCTATCTTCATTTATGCTCCTTCCTGGTCTATAGCCCAGTGTTTCATTATTGCTTCCATTTCTTCTGTACTTTTTACTTCTTTTTCTTTTACTTCAACTTTTTCAAGTATTCCTACATTTACTAACCAATCATATAAATAAGTATTTCCATCAGTATTTATTGATTCACTAATATATTTAATCATATGCTGATAAAAACTGTTATTATACTCTTCAACACTTAAATCATTGTTAGTTCCATATTCTTCAGTTGATATCCAAAATCCACATATTCGTTCTGCTACTTTACTCATTTCATGATGTGTAGCTTCTTCTCCTTTGCAATGTTCGAATATTATTCCAGCAATACCTTCTGCAATGTCAAAATTCTCTTCATATAATTTTATTTGTGATAAATTAATTTGAGAACCATTACATATAGATTCAAGTTGACAATTTATTTCTTCACATCTACTTTTCTTGTAGTATAATTTGTCTAAAGGCTGCAATCTCATATTATTCATTTGCCTATTTAGATTGTGACTACAAGAATCTGCCACTGCATAACGGTCAAATTGACTATAATATTCATCAGATACATCACTTGGCATTCCAACATGTAACATATATGGCTGATTATAAGGATTTGAATATTTTGTGCTATAATATTGACTCCATTGCATAAGTAACATTGCCATTGAAGTATAATCACTTCTTTTAAATGCATTATGTACTTCATCAGTATAATTATCAAGACAAACTGCACTAAAGGAAGTATGATTATCATAGTTATTGTATCTTCTACTTGATATATAAGGAAAATGTCCTTCTCCAGTATAAGTTCCCTGAAAATTCACTTGACATCTTTGCTTATTTAATAAATGCCTGAAAGAAACACTCGCTATAATATGTATTGGATTTACTGGTGATTTATGAATTTCTTTATCTCCAGCAAATATACTCATAACCATATTACTGAGAATCATATCTATATAAAATCTCACATTTGATTCTTCTAATAAAATATAAGGTTTTATAACAATGTTGCCTTCTGTCATTGTATCTACTAATTCGCATTGTTTTTGTATATTTTCTACAAATTCATTACATTTAGATTGAAATACTTCAGTATCAACATTTCTAGAAATCCCTAATCTTTTAAGATTGTATCTTTCACGCTCCATTTGTCTTGCTTGATTTGATATATATGTTAAATAGTTATTTCTATCTCTTGTTCTATCTATTAGATTGTCTACACTTTTAGATTTCTTATGCATATCTAATTTTCTGTACAAAAGATGTTTAATTTTATCATATGTTCCAGGCTTCCAGTTCCATTTATCTGTAACATCTATCTTTTGATTCAATCCATTTCTTTCAAGTTCATTATTCATAAAATGCATATATTCAAAGAACAAATCTTGTGGTCCAGTTGCAATAGCATTTAATTCTTCTTGATTTAGATTATTTAAGTAATCTATTTTATTTACTTCAATTCCATTTTCTAATTTAATTAATTCCATTTTACTCCTTGCTTTGTATTAAATGAGAGAAAGCATTAACTAGCTTGCCATAAACCTTGTAAATATGACCTAGTATATGAGACTTACATCTCTCATTTAAGATTATCTATTTATAACTATTATTTTAATTTAACTTTAAATCTAACAATAGTTACTCCACCAACTTTATTATTGCTTGCATAAGCAACTAATGCACCATCTTCTAGAACAAAATCGTTCTGTCTAATAGTCCCATTTACCATCACATTTGCACTTGATGGTATATCTAATTCACTTCTTAATTCTAATACTGTATCAGAATTTATATCTCTTGAAGCGAATTCGCCATTATCTAGTAAGTTGATTGTTTTTGTATCGCTATTATCTGCCATTTATTTACCCTCCTTAAGGATTAGTTTGTATTTATTACCTCGCCATTCAAACACATGTCCTAAACCATAAACATATTTCATTTGTCTGAATGCTTCTTCAAATGGTAAGGCATCAAAACCTTCCCAAGTGAAATCTTTTATTACTTGTCTTATTTCAACAAGCTCTCTTTGTTTCTTTGCTTTATTGAATTCATTTAATATTGTTAATGTTAAACCAACAACTACTAACAATACTAATGCAATCATAGTTACTTTTTTATTATCTTTTTTATTATTTTCTTTTTTCACGTAGTTATCTCCTTGATAATTAAATATCGCATTTTCTTTACATTGACTACATCTGCCCATTATTAGTTCTTTCCAATACTCTACTTCTCCTAATGGACTTGCTTCGCAACAATTGCTTTCTAGAAGAAATTCTCTTATTAATTCCATAAGATTTATTTTCCATTTTTTTTGTATTTATTAATTCATCTACAAATCTATCTGCTCTATCTTCCCAAATACACATTAGAATGGAACCTCCTCTTTAGTTGCAATTATTCTATCTTTAGTGGTATATCTTGATATTTCTATCAATTCTTTAATTAAATAGTCTTTCAATTGCTTCCATTCTTCATCTTTAAGAACAGGAAATACTATACTTTCTTTTCTATTCTTTAAATAAAATTCAGCAATACCACCTTCTTTTTGAAGTCCTTTGTCTACAAGTTCAAAACATTGTAGTTGTGATAATTCTATAGTAATAAGATGGTCTTCATATCCTATTACTAACATTGACATTATTATATATATTGTCATTGCTACTCCTTGTCATAGTTTCCAGTAAAAATACAAATAGCCAATGCTATTGTAAGTGTTATTATTATTACATTTTCCATAATTCTCCAGTTTGCATTAAATGAGAGAATGCATATGCAGTGTTGAGCTGTTTACCCGCTATAAACATTAATGACACCTTCGGTCATCACTCTCGTGCTTCATTGACTTACATCTCTCATTTAAATTAAGGGATAAGTAAAAAACCTATAATCCAATAACCTATTATTCATCACAATAATAGGTAAGGAATGGACATGAAAGGAACAAAACTTATCCCAGAGTAATTTTATTTTTTGTAAGCCTTCTTTGGTAGCATATCTTTCGATACCCAATTAATCTTATCATTATTCTTGCCCGCTAACAATCCAAATTCAGAGAATTTATGTAAGAAAGGTGCTTTGTCTAATAGCATATTTATTGTTTCTAAATTAATAGAAAATGGATAGCTGAGCAATGAATTATCATATTTATCCACTTCTATAAAATAAAAATAATGAAAATAAGTTCTACAAGATGTCCAACCTCTTGTTTTCATATTATACTCTTTTGCCATTAGTTTATATTTTTCAAAGGCTTTTCTACAACTTGCTCCTTTATCACCTTCTTTTCTATCATCAATATCATC